TTTCGGTTCTTGCTACTTGAGTAACTAACGTGAACCCACGATGGCGCAGTATCAGAGCCAAATTCCCAAATGAGTTGGTCAAAGTCTAAATTGTCCTTAATCCAATGAAATAAAACATCATTGCCTGCTTCGCACTTGAGGTCAGCAGCTTGCGCTTGTACGTGCTGCGATGTCTTTGCTCCCCCTACTTTGCTATTCACCGCAGGGCTGCGGTATGCACTTGTTACTTTCACCGCACCTAATGCATCTCTTGTGGGTTGTAAGACGTTTTCTGCAAGCGCACGAAGGTTGGGTTCTAAATGCTTGGGTAAAGCGTTAGAAAGACCTGTTTTTGTAGCAGTCAGTTCTGCGAGGGTAAAGTTCTTGGTCACGTTTTTAATATCAAAAGTTGTGGGTTTTACACATTATGCGCATTTAAGTTTACACTTTGCACTTTTTGCATAGTGCTTGAGTTTTGTGCAAAATTCATGCAGTTTGGTAATGTGCCTTTAATTGCACAATTTGTAGTCATAATGTACAATAAAACGTACATTAACAGGTAAAGTGCCACTTAATGCACAATCTAACGACCTTGACTTTTGTAAGGCTTCTTGTAGTTTTTACTCGCCTTATTAGCAGATGCACTCTTGGAATGCTTGCCTCGCTTCTTGCTCTTACTGATCCTTTGGCTTACCGCCTGTTGCTTTGCCATCTTCTTTTGGGTCTTTCAAAAACATAAGGGCGAAAGCCCCGACCATAAAAGTCGAGACCTCCGTTAAAGTTGCACGGCCTCCCCAAACGAGTACGAAGCATAGTGCTATAATAAGAAGCCCCAAGATGGTGGTCTTGGGGTTCTTGAAGATTCGCTCAATTAGCACCTCTGTCCCGCTTGTAGTCCCTTCGCCACTTCCAAAGAGTGTACGCAAGTGAGGTTACAAGTACGGCTAAACCCAACGCTTGATGGGCGTAGCTTACGAGAAGTCCTGCTCCCGTTAAAGACCAAGACGTGATTACGCTATCGGCACTCTCCTTTGTCATTTTCTTTTAGGGTGTTCTCGTATGCAGATACCAAGACACGAACCTCATCTAATTGCATTAGTAGATTCGCCTCTTGCTGCTTTAATGCATCAAGCCGTTGTTGTAGGTGTTCCATCAGTAGGGTAATTCCCTGCTAATTTACGCTTGCGCTCCTTCTTCAGCAACAGGCTCCTCAACCACTACGGGCGTTGGAATCATTGCCCAAGCATCGTTGGCAAGGGTGCGGTAGTAGCCATCAACTCCCAATACCTCATCGGCAGCAGGGTCGTTTACTGCAAGCACGGTGCGCCAATAAGATGAAGCGATTACTGCTCCGTCTTTGGTAACGTCTGTGGTTTTGCGGACTTCAATAGTTCCGTCTAATTTGACGTTGAATGCGCTGATGTAGATTACTTCTTCAATCATTTTGTTTTGTGTTTAATCGTTATACTGAATATGTTCCTGAAATTTGAATAGCACCTGCGGCATCATAAGCAAGGGAAGCTTGAGCACCGCCACCTACGGGCATTTCTGCGAAGCGTATAATGGCTGTGCTTATGTTGCCCCACGCCATTGGCATATTAAGAGCAGTCATAGTTATATTATCAAATGCCCCAATAGTAAATGAAGGGTATGAACTTCCACCAATAGTAAACGGAAGATTTGTTATAGTAAGGTTTCCCGTGCCCGTCCCTGCTGAGTAAACCATAAAAATTTCAAATTGAACTAAACGACCAATTTTTGTATATCTGCCCTGTTGTTCACTATATGTTGCAGTTCCTGCGGTTGTGGTTCCTGCAATAGTCGGGCTAAAAGTGCCTTCTTCGTAGTCATTAAGGGCGTTGGCTACTGCGGTGTCCCCGTTGAAGGTTACTCCGTAAGCAGTTACTCGGAAGCGTTCTGCACCGCTCACATCAAAAGCAATAGGCTGATAGGCCCCTGCGCTTAAATAGGTTTGGCCAATTACTGCCCTCGTACCCGTATTGCCAAAGTATAATAATTCAGCGGTTGCGGCAGCCGATTCTATTCCTACCCCCGTAAATCCGAATGCTCCGTCAGATAATTGTTTAATACGAAGGCCGCTGCTTACACCACCTGAAGTAGGCGTACTCGTGCCGATGCCTACGTTGCCTCCTTCAAGGATGCGCATACGCTCATTGTTCACGTTTTGCGTAGTTGTAGTGTTGAAGGCAAGGAAACCACCGAAACCCGAACCTCCCGCATCAAAACCGCCAACAATTCGCCCACGAGTATTATTGCCTACGCCACCCGCTGATGTGATAGCAATTTCACCCGTATTAGCAGCATTTGTAGATACAAATCTTGATACTGTAACATCCGTTGATTGTACCTCTAACTTTATGCTTGGCGTATTCAAACCAATACCTACCGCAGCAGTTGACAAAGCAAGAGCCGAATCATTACCCAAGCCATCAGATAGGTATTTAGCCGTACCGCTTAATGGCCCGTTGTCCGTAACCTTAATAAGGCTATCGTAAGTGTCCTGTGGGGTTGTCCCCGTTAATGTTGTTCCCATATCTAATTATTCCAAGTTGTTGACCAAGTATTCCAAATTTCTTCTATCAACTGCCAAGCACCTTGCTCGTTGTTGCCGTAAAGGTTTGTAGTAGGATGACCATAAGACAATGGCTGAACCATACCCCAAGAGATACTATTCGTTGCTGCTGCTTGACCCCAATAGATGTCATTGTTTGCTGCTCCTTGTCCCCAATCGCCTTGAACTCCCATTGTCTAAATAACTCTTTAACTTCACAATGTTGCTACGCTTCGGAGTGTAGGTGCGTATTTTCCCCTCCACCCCGTTTTGCCTCGATTCAGACCCGTTGCCCAAGCGTGTTTGGTTTGTTCGCTTCTTGTTGCCCATTCTAAATTATCAATTTGATTATCAGCCTTTATCCCGTTCTTATGATTAACCGTTTCTTTATTATCTACGTTTGGTATAAAGGCATTTGCCACGAGGCGATGAACTAAATGGTTTGACTTCTTGCCCTCCTTATTTAGTGTTATACGCAAATAACCAAAATTTGTTATCCACATAGTTACAAGCTTTGACTTGTACATATTGTGGGATGGCTGCCCAAACTTACCAAGCCGTTCAGCCCTTCTGTCTAAACTTCGAACTCGGCCTTTGTTGCTTACCTCATAAAATCCTTCGAAGCCTACGACTTCTTTCCATTCTTCTTGCATACGCTTTTTTTGTTAAAGATAACTACAAAACCCAACTCGAAAAGTTAGAGTCAGTATCGGGGTAAACATCAGCGTTGTTGTTGCTATTGTATTCGGGGAATGAGGCTTGGTTGTAGCTCATATAAGTGATGAACCTGTCGGTATAATACTGCGCCAAATCCCGTGCCTTGCCTACCAAATAGTCCACCTCTATCTTCTCTGCCGTTGTGCTATTCTCGGAGTTGTGCTTGAACACACCACCATTGCCGATGGTATAAGCAGCAAAAGGCAAGTACTCCACCATCGCGTAGTGAATCAACATCGGCTGCAAGTAGTCGTTCACCAACGCCAAGTAAGGGTTTGCAAGAGTATTGGCGATGATGTCGTTGCTGATTTTATCATACAACTTCGTGCCTGTGTAGTTTTGGATGTGTATCTCCTGTGCTATCTTGATGAACTGAATAAACTTGTCCGTGTCCACGTTACCGCCTATCGCGGTGTTGCGAACCAAGTCCTCTCGTTTAATCCATAATGCCGTCATACAAATGATATTTTATATTTGTTAGTGTGTTTTCCATTAGCCATTATTGAAACAAGTGCTTGACTCACCCCAAGTGCCGTAGCACAAGCTTGAGTGGATTCAAACTCCTCATTGAGATAACTGCAGAACACACGCTTCTTTATTTTTTCAATAGCCCAAGTTGGCCTTACTCCTTTCATTCGGGCTTTTATTCGCTCAACTTCTTCGGGAGTATGCTTCTTGCCTGAAAACGATTTAACGGGGCCAATCACATCTATTAGATTTAATCCCGTTTTAATTGAATCGTAATGATTGATGTAGAACTGCTCAATTCTATTTCGCTCATACGGAACATTACTTAAAAACAAGACCTCAATCGAATGTGCTTCAAAACCGTATTTCTTAATTGATGAGTAGAATTTATTTGTAATTGTTTTAGAATCACTTTTATGCTCAATCATTCTCCTATGTATATTGGAAGCCTGCCCAATGTAGATTTTTCCACTTGGGCTTGTGACTTTATATACACCTGCTTCTTTCACTTATCGTGGTTTTAAGAATCCTTCATTGGGCATATCAACAGGTCGCTTTGCCACATCCTTTGGATTCGTTTCTAAATCTACTCCTGCTCGCTTGGCTTGGTTTACACTTACCTCTGCGTTGGGGTTGCCGACATCGGGAGTTACGCCTTCGCCTTTTGCCAAGTACGTCTTACGCATCCAAAAGTGATGGCACCTTGCACCGCCCTTGTATAACCATATTGAATAGGTTGCTGCTCCTTCAGGACCAAAGCCTGCGTTGACGGCTTGACCATCCATACGAAGTACATCCTCCTTGCGGTACACCTTGCCTGCGGCTACCATCTTCTTGCAGAACTCACGGCTATTGGTCTTTGTAGTTTCGGGAGCGTAAGCATAACGAACCTTGTACCTCTTGCCTTCTTCAGTTACTCCGTCTTGGCTGCTCTTGGCGTTAGGGAATGCGCTGCCTGTTGATGCGAATGCGTACTTGCTTAATGCCTGCTCCGCATCGTAGTCAACAGGCCTTTCATCTACAAGCTCCCATTCATCTTCGTTGATGACCTCACCTAATATCTCAAGCTCTGCGAACATAGCATCGAAATGCTCATCGGTAGGCTCTTGGCTTGACAACTTCACGCCTGTCTCCTCCTCACGAGTCTCCATATCCATAGGCGTTACCACGTCTTCGGTAAACTCCAAAGGCTGAAGGGTCTTAAAGTATAGGTTTAGGCTGATGTCGTTGTAGGCAAGAATCATATCTATGCCGTCAATGATAATCTCTTGCTTGGGGCGAATAACAAGGTTATCCAAAAGCGTAGAAGCGGTCTTCAATTCATCGGCATTGTTGCCTAATCCCGAATTGTCCTTGATGCCCAAGAGCATAGGACTTACGATACGATGCGAAACCATTATCTTCTGCGTTGCCTCTGAACTCAAGAATTGGTACTGCTCCGCAGCATCCGATAGCTGAACGGGGTCAACCGTTGCAGCAAGGTCTTTGTTATCGTTAAACGCAAGGATAAACTTGCCTGAATTACTGCTACCGCTAAACTTCGTGGCTATCTGCTGCTCTATGCTCCTGCGCTCCTCCTCACTTGGTACTCCGTTGTTGAAGTTGATAAGCATAGAAGGCGCAAGGCCGTTCTGAATGTTGTTGATGTGGTAGTTGGCAATCTCCTCCTCAAGCTCTGCGTATGGAAGTCCTCCTTGATAGTCAACGGGGGAGTAGTAGTAGAATCCTGCTCGGTAAGGTTTGATGTACAGAATCTCCAAGCCCTCTTTGCTCTTGCCAAATGCAGGTATGCGAACAGGTGTCTCCCTCCTGCTTGCTACCTCTCTCCAATCCTTTGCGTAGTAGTACGCTTCAATCTCGCCATCTTCGTTGCACCTTGCGGCTCGTAACGTCTCTACGGGAATGTGCTGCACCTCTACAATCATATTGTGGTCTTGGGAGTACACAACCTGCATACTGCATTGTCCCATCATCACATAATCAGCAACAACCTTCTGCATATTTGACTTCGTGAACAAGCCACGCATCGCTGCGTACTCGCTCGGCTTCTTGGCAGAGTCCGTTGCATCCAAGCCCTTACCAAAGGTCAAATCCATCAACGAGTTGAGGATAGCATTATTGGTGGGTGATCCGTTGTACCTGTCAATCAAATACCCAAAGTAGTCGTTATTTTCTCCGTATTCAATATAGTCCTTGCCCTGCACCTCTCTAATGACAGGTGTGGTATAGGAACTGAAGTTCACAACGTGAATTTTAGATGATGATGTACTCATTGTTGTAGCTTGTTTCTTCGGTGTAGACGTTTTGGTTCACCGTAAATTTATCGAAATCAGTTTGTGAAGTTACGAATACCCTGTCCCGATATATTAGATTTCCCGATGCAAATACATTCAAGCCATAGAATCTATTGTTGACAAGGCTGAACGTGCCTGTGAGCGTCATAAAACCATTAGCAGAGGCAAGCGTTACCGCAGGTGTTGCGGTGGTGTTTGTTGATTCATCAATCAGCGCAATCGTAACGCTCGCAGGGAATGTGCGTGGAATGATTACTATTGCTTGTGGCGAGGCTGATACTTGAAGGATATGCATCTTAAATAAATAACCTTTTACTTTGGATTTGTTTGAAAATAGAAAAGGGGCTTGCGCCCCCTTAACTATTCTGCCTTGCGGTAGGTTACGAGTTTGAACCTACAACAATCGTGTCAGTTGCACCTGCAAGTCCTGCGAAAGGATTGGCAGTAGTAGCACCTGCGATGAAGTTAGCAGGAAGTTGCTCCTGTGCCTCCATTGTCAAAGTGTAGCCCGATAGGTCACCCATTGCGGCTCCCGTTACAATCGTTCCACCCGTTACTTCGGCTCCGTAATTCAGACCCATCATAAAGGCGTTGCCGTTGTAGTCTTGTACCACAACATAAGGCCGACCATAAGCAAGCAGCTTCAATTCTTTGTTATCCTCCTTTGTGAGTTTGGTCAACGTCAAATTCAAAGTCTGCGTGAAGAAGGTAGTACCATTCTCACGGCTTGAGTTAAAGGTCTGCTCAAAAGAGCTATTGCCTTTTACAAGATATTGGTAAGCAGAGAAAGTACCACTAATGTTGGTAATCTCATCGTTGGTGAGGGTAACAGTACCCAAGTCACCGAAGTCTACAAAGTACACGGCATAAATGCCACCTACTACGTCTTTACAGGGTACCGCCCTGCCTTTTGTTAAATCACAAGCCATTGTTTCTTTGTTTTATTAGAATTAAAAAAGAGGGCGAGGACATAGCCCAAGCCCCCTCTTGATTTACATTAACTCGGATTAAGAGTAAAGGACTACGTCAGCTCCGATTCCGTACTGAACTCCTGCGAAGAAGCGAAGGATTACGCGGATGTTGGCACTTCCGTCAAGGTCGGCCATATCAAGTACACGAACCTCGTTGCGCTCATCAGCCAAGCCTGTTCCGAAGAATAGGTTTGAAGCTTCAGCAGCAACCATCTTGTTTGAAGGAAGACCGTTTGCCATAGCAACGCGGATGCCATCAAAGAACAAGTCTCCGTTGCCGTACCACATTGTGCCTTGATTGTCAACACCATTTGCTCCAAGACCCGAAGTTCCGAACCCACCAAGAGCGCGGACATAAGCCTTTGCTACGTTCTGTGGGACATAGATAGTCAAGTCCTCCTTGCCATAAAGGGCAGAAGGGATAGCGTCTACAACTTTACCAAGCTCTGTGATTACGTTTGCAGCAGTCACGGTGGTAGCGGTTACGTCAATAACGTCAGAGTCAGCAGTCATCAAAGAAAGGAATCCGCTAAACTCACCTGCACTTGCAGCGTTGCCGTTCCAAATGTTCTGCTCAATCTTTTGGGCAGTCTTTGAAGCAACGTGGGCAATCAAGAAGTCAGCGAAAGAAGCAGGGATGCTATCGTAAGCGGAGACTCCCATCTGACCACCAATCCAAGATGAGTAGTAGTCTTTCTTGCAAAGCTGCAAGTTTACTTGAAAAGGCTCAACCGCAAGAACGCGGTCGGTCAAAGTCAAGGTAGAAGTTGCATCGAAATCACAAGTGCCATCTTTTACGATGTCGTTGGTGTTCACCTTCTGCAAGGTGGTTTTGTAGTTTACGTTTGGAAGAATCTCAATGAGTCCTTTGTCCAAAGTGTTAGCAGAAAGAAGTGCGGCAGAAATGTACTTCTGCGCAAAAATACCTGCATAGTTTGTGGTGATTGAAGTGGTCGTAGCCATTTTTTATATTTATTATTTGTTGATTCGTGCAAGGACTCGGTCAATCGTCTTTTGGGGGCGGTTGGTACTCATCTTTTGGACTTGCTTTGTTTCGGGGTTGTGCTTGATGGCTTTCGCAGCAGGTGCGGCAGATAGTTCTGCTTTAACCGCAGCCATCTCCTCCTTGTTGGCGTAACCGCCCATCTCCTCACGCATTCCTTTCATCTCCTCGCGCATCATTGCAATCTCCTCGAGAACCTTCTCGATGATTGCAACAACCGCAGGAGCTTCTTCTACTTCCTCTGCAAGTTCGGTAGGTGCTGCGGCCTCAACCTCAACTTCTACTTCCTCTGCTTGGGCAGCAGCTTCTTTGATTTCAGCGATAACGCCTTCTTCGGTGATGACGAGTACACGACCATCTTCAAGGAGGTGTTCGCCAATAGGAGCAGCAACTCGGTCTTCGCCACTAATGACAAACACTTCGTTACCTGCTTCAAATGATTCTGCCTCAAGAACGGCTCCGTTCTCAAGTGTCATTTGCTCAAACTTAACCTCGCGGATGGAGGACAGTTCAGCAAGGATGCGGTTAAGGATGTTATTCGCTTTCATATCTAACTAATTAAAGGGGTTTTGATTATTTGTAACATTTTTAGAGGTCTTGCCATAGAGTATTTGTGGACTCCCATAACGTGTTGATGGTCTGCCACTCCTCGCCAAGTATGACAACGCTTGTGCCTTGACCTACGAGTGAGCCGATTCCTTGCGCTGCAAGAGAGCCATCGCAGCAGGTGGACTTGTAGGTGTTGTCTTTGCATAAGCATCCACGATTGCCACCTCTCGGTGAAGCAACGGGAAGTTTCATTGGTCTATACATTGCCAAGTTCTTTTAGTTTGGATTCTGCCCAACGCTTACCTGCAAGACCGCCCCATAACAGGAATGATATTGTGCCGCAGGCTTGCGTGTCGTTCTCATCGTAGTATTCTTCGGCTCTTGATAGGTATGAATACATCCGTGTGATGGTCTCTACGCTTACAGGCTTGCCCTGTGCGAGCTGCTGCGCTCTTACCTTACCGACAGGCGTTGCACACTTGTTGCCGTTCTTCTCGTTTAGTTCAATGCCACGCTTGGCGTTGTTCTTCACCGCATCGGGGTAGTCAGAATACGAGGCCATCTCGGTGCGTGTTCCCGACTTCTTACGACCATCCCTTTTTATGATAGCGACAATCTGTGCAAGCATCAACGCTGCTTCCTGCTCCTCAATATGTGCCATCTCTTGCTTGGCAAGGTTTAGCTTGTCCACGAAGTACCCCTCAATAGAGAAGCCTTTGACCTTTCCTGTCTTGACAAAGTTTGTCCAAATTTCGGGGTTGTTGACTTTCATAGATACCATCCAAGTGCCTATTGGCAAATCAAAGCCGTACTTCTTGCTCTTGTCTTGTACGTCATCTTCAATGATCCACGACTCTACAACCGTGAGGCCGTTGATTCCTACTTCGTGTTCAAGCGTAGCGTTGTTCTGCTTGGACTTCTGAAAGAACATCTCGCTTGCTTTGCGGATGGTGGCTTCGCTGAAGTAAACGTAGAACTCCTCTTGCCCTTCTGCTCGGTAGATGGGTTTGTTTGGTACGAGTGCTGCTCCCATAAGGATGCGCTTCTCATCGCTCTGCGTAGCAAACTCCACCCTTTGTGAGTTGAGCGCAATGAAGTCCTCCTCAATCGCAGGATATTCTACAAGGGAGATTGCGTCAATGCCCGTGAGCAGCATTGATTCATCAAGTATTAGTTCAATTAGTTTCATCATCCGAATGTTGCGGTTCTTACTCTTTGGCGTTGTAGTTGTTGCGAGGTCGTTACGTCACCACCCACAACGTATGCACGGATGGGTTGATTGAACTGACCACCGATGCTCTGCGCAAGTTGGTTCACGCCACCCTGCCCTACGATGTTAAACTGCGGTGGTTGTGATGGCGCAGTAGGTGTAGATGTAGGTGTTGATGGCGTTGAGCCGCCTCCCGTTGGTTGTGCGCGGTTAATGTCACGAATTGATGCAACGGTTGTTGCTGCAAGTGCCGCCAACTGAATGCCCCTATTTATTGAACCAAAGGGTTCGGGGAGTGATGTGCTATTCTTAAAGATTCCGACTGCTGCTTGCGCTGCATCTATAAGCACATTTGCTGATGCTACGGCTTTGCTATTCTTGAATAACGCACCAAGCGCACCCTGTACCGCATCAATGGATTGATTAACCATTGCGGCCTTTGCATCTTGTGCCGCCTTCTCCAATGCCGTTTGAGCATCGGTTGTCTTTTTTGTGATAGCAACAATCTCTGCTGACTGCTTCTCCTCAAGAGCAATCCTCTGCTCTGCCGATAGTTCATCCAACTGAAGCAAGGCGAAGTACTTATCACGAACTGCGTTTATCTCACGTTGTTGGTCGGTGAGTAGCATCTCGTATGCCTTATCCAATGATGCGCTCTGCTGCAAATCAAAGTCTGATAATGCCTTCTCCTGCAATGCTGCAAAGGCTTCTTCGGCCTTTATCTTCTCATCGGCTGCTGCTTTCTCCTCTGCCCTCAATCCCTTTACTTCAGTACCAAGTCTTCGCTTGCGAGCGATACTCGCCTGCTCTAACTCTGAAACGCGAGCCTCTGCCTCTGCAATGGCTACCAACTGCTCCTCGTTTACCTCCGATATTCTTGACTGCGCTTTAAGAGCTGAAAGCCTCAACTTTTGGTTTGCTATTTCTTTGGAGGCTACGGATTCTTCTAACGCTCCTGCTCTCTCTACCGCAGCAATACGCTCCTCTGTGCTTTTGGTTAGGTCATCAGCAATGAATCGTGCCTCTGCAATCTGCTTGTTGGCCTTTGCACGTTGTACGATTAGCGCACGTTCTGCATCTTCTACGTCATTTAATAACCCTGCGACTCTTGCTCCCTCTTTGGCTGCCGCTATTGCTGACTTGCCGAGTTCACCGATTGCATTGACTGCACCTGCAACCTTGTCGGTGACGTTCTCAACGCCAAGTGCGACCTTGCCTGCTGCATCGGCTGCGGTCTTCGCTGCTGCGGAGAACTCACCCTTTAATGCAAGACTGATTGCTTTACCCAAAGCAGGAAGCAACTCAAGCAAACCTTCAACTCGGTTAAAAATGTTTTCTTTGAGGGCGTTGCCAAAGTCAATCAATGCTTGCTTCGGGTCGCTGAAGGTCTTAAATAATGCTTCTCCAAGTTTAACGAGTACATCC